CGTCCGGCGAGGACATCCATACGCTAACAGCATCCGTCAGAGCGCGTCAACCAGCTCGATGCGCCGACCGATCCAGCGCATGACGTTCACGGCCATGCTGTTGCCGAGCGCCCGGTAGCGTGGACCATCGGGACACTCGCTCGCGGGCTTGCCCTTCCACGGGATGGCGGTGTGCCCGTCAGGGAACCCTTGCAGACGCTCGCACTCGGTCGGAGTGAGGCGACGGACTGAAAACGGCGGATAGGATGAAATCCATCCATTTGCTTTAGCCGCAAGAGTCGGAGTAGTACCGCGTCGCACGTCGTGGATTCTCCTCTCTTGAGTGTCCCATGTAGTTTCTTGAAGCACACCAATCGTGCCGGGGTCCGTGTGCAGCGGGCCGGCCTTGTCGCCGTACACGCACACGTCCGTCTGTCGTGCGTCGAAGGCAACCGCAGGCGCATGAGCTCCAGCCGCGAGCGGATGGCATGGGTCGCCAGGCTTCGGCACGCTACGGTTTGCCGGGTGGGTGATCTGCGTGGTGTCGAAAGCCACCGGAAGGATGCGCCCGGTATAGGCGTCCTGGCCGTTCAGTCCTCCTCCGTGGTGCGCCCCATCGGAGAGCGTGCCGCAGACTTCAAAGCCTCCAGCAGCAGAGGCGGCAGCGTCTTGCCTCGTCTCTCGGCGCGGCGGAGAATCCCGGCGCACGCCTTCGGGCTCAAATAGAACCGCTCCTGCACGGCCCGACTGTCCTCCAGCACATGCGACAACGAACACACGCCGCCGCCGCTGGGGGACGGCACGAGGGTATCCGTCCACTCGCACATACTGCGCGTCCAGGACTCGGTAGGCCCACCCATACCCGAGGTCGCCCAGCGCCCCGAGGAAGGAGCCAAACGCCCGTCCGTCGTCTTGTGACAGAACACCGGGGACGTTTTCCCAGACGATCCAGCGAGGACGTAGTGCTTGCGCCAGTCGGACGAACTCCAGCGTGAGGCCTCCGCGAGGGTCGGCGAGTCCTTTGCGGAGTCCAGCGACGGAGAAGGCTTGGCAAGGGGTTCCACCAACGAGGAGGTCGATGCCAGCAGATCGAATAGGGTGATCTGGTTCGGAGAGACGAGTGAAATCTCCGTAGTTCGGGACATGCGGGTATCGCTCCTTCAGTATGGCAGCGGGGAACGGTTCGATCTCGCAGAACGCCGCGGGCTCCCACCCGAGCGGGTGCCATGCGACAGATGCGGCTTCAATGCCTGAGCAGACGGATAGGTACCTCATGCCGCTTGTCCCTTGTGCCGCCGCTTCGGCCTCGCTCCCCTCTGTCGACCCACACGGTACTCGAGCTCCATGTTCCGCGCCCACGCGAACACGGCACACCGCAGGGTCTTCGCATCCATGGGGCTACGCGTCTCCTCTGCGATCTCGCACCACGTGAAGTCGCCCGTGTTCCAGAGCGTGAGGGCCTCGTGGTACTCGTCGCGCATTCGGTACCGGGTTGGCGGGCATCCCCACGCCACGAGGATGTCCCGCATGGTCGAGGTCCGCATGCGCTCCCGCCGGGCGATGTACTCGAGCGCCACGCCGTCCATGCGCTCCATGATCCAGAGCAGCACAAGGACGGGGTCATGGTTCGTAGGCGCGCTCATGGCTTGCCCTCTTGAACCATCGCCGTGACGTCTTCGGTGGCGAGCTCAACGGTAAACCATTCGTGCCGCTCGGGGCACACACGACGGCGCACGACCACGTCGGACGTGTACCAGCTGGCCACCTCGCCGGCCTTGCGGATGCGCCCGTTGTAGACGCCTCCGCTGTCGTCGGGCTGGCGGGTGTCCACGACGCGCGAGGATTTGCCGCATCGGGTGCAGTTCATCGTGCCTCCTTCGGTACGGTGCTGTCGTGCAGGCGCTGCGACCACTCATGGAGCCCGAGCTGCCAGAGCACCTCAGAGAGCGGGTGCGCCACGATGTTGTGGAATGTCCAGGCGAAGCGGCTCATCGCTCCTCCTCGCGGCAGTGCTCGCCGCGTTCGATGGCGTCTGCCCGTTCTTGCATGGTGTAGGCAGCTATCGGAAATCCATCGCGACGGTGCGAGACCGCTTCTTTCCGCAGCCACGCCACCACGGCGGCGCGCTCCAGAGCTTGGCCTTTGTCGCGTGCGAAGTCATAGGCTCGCGCGATGTCCTCGTTGTCAGCTCTACGCATTGATCGAAGCTCGCGCAGCTCTGATATGAGCTCCTTCACTGCCGGTGACGTGTAGAGCCCATGCTTCTCGTTCTCGGCAATCCGCGCCTCGAGGTCGTCTAGGTCGATCATGGCTCCTCCTTACGATGCTCGCCGCGCGCGATGATGTCTCGCAGCTGCCGAACGCGAAGCGTCCCCATCAGCAGGTCGTGCGCCTCGGCGACCTCGAGTTCGCGGTCGAGCAGCGCGAGGACGGCGGCGCGCTCCAGACCGGCTCCCATCTGAACGCCATCCCGTACTCCATCGTAGTAAGCAGCGATGCGTACATCATGCGAGGTCATGGCTGCACCTCGCGCATGGTGACCTCGACCCGCGGTTGCTCATTCCCCCAGGTGAACCACGAGGACGCCGCGATGCTCACGATGCACCGGTCATTCTGGACCACGCGTGCGATCTGCATCGCGTCGAGCGTGATCTTGATGACGTTGTCGAGGTCGTGCCGCGAGGTCGCCGGAAGGCGGTACTCGGGCAGTCCCCAGAGCGCGCGCTCGATGTAGGAGGGGCGCGTCTTCGGGCGCGGATGGTAGGCCCGAATGTCGACCTCCCACAGCGGGCTCGTCTCGTCCAGCGGGACGAAGACAACGCCGCCGACATCGCGTAGATGCTGCTGGCGCAGCTGGTGCGCCGCCTCATGCTCCCACGCCCTGGTCGTCTCCGGCGTGCGTGCGGTCCCCGTGGCGCGCGTGAACACGGGACGGCCCTTGCCGCGAGGTTCGAGGACGATGGTGTAGTTGCGCTCGATCATGGCTTGCCCTTGTTGGCGATATCGAGCATCGCCTCGGCCTTACCGAGACGTGCTGCCCACTTCATCATCTCTCCTTCAAGATGCGCTGTGTGCTGACGCTCTAGAGCGAGCCGGCGCTCGCAGTCGCCCGCGTGCATGATCAGCTTCTCCATCATCAGGCGCAGGGCCATGATGTCCTCTGCGGTCACTGTCCACCTCCTTCGGTCATGTAGAGTTCTGCGATGTCCTTCGACGTGAGGCCGAGGGCCTTGTAGAGTTCGATGATCACGCGAGCGGCCGGCCGGCGGCGACCGTTCTCGTATGCCTTGATGGCGCTGATCCCGACGCCGACGATGGCGGCGAGCTGCGCCTGCGTGAGCCCGGCGGCTTTACGTCTGTCTGCGAGCGATCCCATTTTTCTTTCTCCACGGGTTGACGTTCCGTGAACCCATTTATAGTATGTGGGTGTCGGGTCGTCAACCCCCCGACGAAGGAACACGATGTACCAGAGTGAGAACCTCGGCGAACTGGCGAAGGCCCTCGCCGCCGCGCAGGGCGAGATGAACGCCGCCAGCAAGGACGCCACGAACCCGCACTTCAAGACGCGCTACGCGGACCTCGCATCCATCATGGACGCGTGCCGCGGTCCTCTCGCGAAGCACGGCCTCTCCGTCACGCAGCTGCCAGGGCGTGACGAGGCGGGTCACGTCACGCTGACGACTACGCTGATGCACGCGAGCGGGCAGTACATCGGCTCCACCATCGGCGTGCGTCCCGCCCAGGAGAACCCGCAGGTGGTGGGCTCCATCCTCACGTACCTGCGGCGCTACACGCTCGCATCGGTCGTGGGCGTGGTGAGCGACGACGACGATGGAGAGGCTGCTAGCCATCCCGTGCGCACTGCAAGCGTCGCTCAGCGCCCTCAGACGGCGCGCACCGAGTACACGCGCGAGGAGCCCACGGTTCCCCCACCTGACGTGAAGGCGCGCCTCGACGCGACCGCGCAGCGTGTTGCTGACCGCGTGGCGCCAGGCGCAACCGTCGAGTCATACACTCGCTCCACGCTCTGCCCCGAGTGCGGCGGCGCCATGTGGGACAACAGGGAGAAGAAGACGAACCCGAAGGCGCCCGACTTCAAGTGTAAGGACAAGTCGTGCACGGGCGTGATCTGGCGCTACAAGGCCCCGCCTGCGCATCAGCCCATCCCGGGAGGACCGCTTGAGGCTGAGCTTCGAGGCGCTCCCCCGCCGTCTGACGATGACATCCCGTTCTAGCCCTACGCATCACTAGGAGGTTCACATGGCCGCTATCATTACCTGTCTCTCTCCCATCCTTGCCGCCACGTTCTGCGCGCTGTTCGCGTGGTGCGGCGACTACCAGCTCGCTCTCTGGTGCCTGCTGCTCGGTCCTGCGGGCATGTTCGCAGCTCCCTACCTCGAGGACGCACGATGAAGTCCGGCAAGCTCTACATCGACATCGAGACACTCCCTCCGCTGCTGTGGCCAGAGCACGAGCGCACGGCGTACGTCGCCTCGAAGGT